ATCAAAACATGGAGAATACCATTAAATGTTCAAACTAATAAAAAAATAGATAGAAATTCACTTAGAGAAATGTTGCTTGGAGAGAAGACATTAGACTATTTAGATTACTCTCCTTCTAGTAAAATTTTGACTATAACTAGAAACCCATTTGGATTTAAGAATAAAATTAAAAAGGAATCTGGATATCAAGGTGTAACAAACACAAAGAAGTCAGAAAGTGGAGTAACTGAATTTGATACTGAATTTATTTCAGATGATGATTTCGAGAGAAAAATAATAAGTATTCTTAAAAGAAATGATATCGATGTTATTCCTAACGGAATTGAAATTAAATATAAAAAAGCTTTACCTGACAAGTTAGATGAATTTATGGCAAGATATGTTAATGAAAATGACAGAACATTAAAAAACTCGGATGCATTAAAACGTCGTATATTAGGGTTATCTTCTTACTTTAGAAGTGCTCAGGAAAGTTTGCTTCCAAAATTTGATAAAACAATAGGCGTTGATTATCATGTAGAACGTATTCCGATGAGCGATGTTCAATTTAAAGTATATGAGGCTGCTCGTAAAGAAGAGAGAAAATTAGAAAAGAAAAAACCCAAAGCTGGAGGTGAAGATGGAGCTGAACAATCCTCAACATATCGTATTTTCTCTCGTCTAGCATGTAATTTTGTAATTCCTGATAGACCTATTCCAATTAGAGCTAAAAAGAAGGATGGCGAGGAAGAAAAAGAAGGTGAAGAGGATAATGATATTGTTTCAGCATTAAAACAAGGAAGAAAAGTCGAATTTAAACAAGACTTAGATGATGATCGTGAAGCCGAAATTGAAGGAGATGAAATTCTTGATACATTAGGTGGCACAACTTACACTCAGCGTCTGCAACATAAATTAAAAGAGATGGAAGAGAACTCTGACAATTTTTTTACACCAGAAGCTCTTGAAATATATAGTCCTAAATTTTTACACATACTCGAAAATATCCAAGATCCAGAATATCAAGGTCTGCATTTGGTATATAGTCAATTTAGAACAGCTGAAGGAATTGGTTTATTTACTCTTGTTTTGGATAAAAATGGCTTTACACAATTTAAAATTAAAAAGAATTCTCTCGGATTATGGGAAATAAATATTCCTGAAGAAGATAAAGGTAAACCAACATATGCTTTATATACAGGTACTGAAACTGTTGAAGAAAAGGAAATTGTCAGAAAAATTTATAATGGTGAATGGGATGATATTCCTGACAGTATTAGCAATGAGCTCAGAAAGTCATATAGAAATAATAATATGGGAGAAGTTATCAAGGTTTTTATGATTACTTCGTCTGGTTCTGAGGGTATTAACTTGCGTAATACAAGATATGTTCATCTTATGGATCCATATTGGCATCCAGTACGTTCTGAACAAGTCATTGGTCGTGCCAGACGTATTTGCAGTCATAAAGATTTACCGATTCAATTTCAAACAGTTGAAGTTTTTGTATATTTAATGGTATTCTCTGAGGCGCAATTGAAGTCAGATGAGGCAATAGAATTAAAACGCAGGGATTTAAGTAAAGTTAAACCTAGTGTTCCTTTTACTAGTGACCAATATTTGTTTGAAATATCCGAGATTAAGGCAAGATTAACAAAACAATTAACAGACGCAATTAAGGAGTCAGCTTTCGATTGTTACATCTATTCAAATGGCAAATGTGTCAACTTTGGTGATCCAACAATTGATAAATTTTCTTATGTTCCTGACTATGCTGAACAGCAAAATGATACAACAGTTCAAGCAAATAAGAGGGCAATCGAATGGACTGGTAAACCAATCAATATTAGCGGTGTCGATTATGTGTATCGCAGAATAAACCCAAATGTATTAAATATATATGACTTAAAATCATACGAAGCTGCTTTAGAAGACCCAACTATTATACCATTGCAAGTAGGAACTCTAGAGAAAAATGAAAGAGGTCAAGATGTATTTAAGGCTCTAGTTGTTAAATAAAAAATGAAAGTATTTAAATATGATTTAAATTAATTATATTTAAAATTAATGTCTACGTGATTTTCTAGATTTATTTTTACGTGTAACTCTCTTTTTATGAGTTTTCCTTTTTTTATATTTTTTGCCCCCACTAGATGTTGGAGATGAAGGAGGAGTATCTTCATTTCTTATTGGCACAAAATCTTCCTCATCTATATGACTAAAATCTATTTCTGATTGGGTATCGTCATTTTCTTCAGGCTCTTCTATTTCCATTGCATTTGGGTCATCATTATTACCTCCCTTCATCCATTTTTCGCCTTTATCTTTACGTAGCTTAGCACGATGAATAGCATCTTTGTAGCTAAGTTTCTCTTCTTTTTGAACTTTCTTAACGAATGCAACCCATGCCTTAAGACTTTTATTTACTTTACGTTTACCTCCAGTTAAAGTCATTATATATTATATTTATATTATTTTGAATTTAATAAAAATTGAAAGTATTTAAATATATTTTAATAGCTAAACCATATTTAAAATGGCGTACATTTATGTACTTAAATTAGAAGATAATAAATATTATGTAGGTAAAACTATAAATCCGACATTTCAAATGGAAAACCATTTTAATGAAAAGGATTCCGCATGGACTAAAAAGTATAAACCAATTAAAGTTGAAGCATTAATTTCTGATTGTGATTCTTATGATGAAGATAAATACACAAGAAAATATATGGATAAATATGGCATTGAAAATGTAAGAGGAGGTTCTTTTGTAACAATTGATTTAGGTGAAACTATTTTACAATATTTAAATCAAATGAATAAAAAATGTTTTAGATGTGGTTTAAATGGCCATTATGCTTATAATTGTTGTGCAAAAACTGACGTAAAAGGAAATTATATATGTGATGATGAAGGTTATCCTGGTTATACATATGATGACGACAATAGTAGTAATGAATATTATTAGTTTCTATTATTTAATAATTCCAATATTTTATCCATTTTAGTGTTAATATTTCTAACTTCTCGTTCTAACTTAGCAATTCTATCCTCATCCATAAATTTATTTTCAAATACTGTTGGTTTATGTATTTGAAGAGTTATATTTTCTCTATTTTCTTCTTTTTTATTTTCACTAACTTTTTTAAGTTTTGAAAAAATATTATCATCTTCTTCATCTTCAACCTTAAATGTTTGTATTTCTTGTATATTACTAAACGATACATTTTTTTTATCCTTTACTAGCTCAGGTTCTTCTTGGTTCAAAAATTTAAATCTACTATAGGTCTGAGATTGTTCAACAGGAGTAAATTTTTCAGTTTTGAGAGAAGTTTCTTGAGGTTTAAGCCAGTTATCAACTTGTGTAGTGGAATTTTGATTTCTATTTATTTGTTCAATTTCATAATTACGTTGCGCTTGCATTTCCTTTAAAATTTTATCCATTTCTTTGATGGGTCTATCAGTTTCTTTATCAGCAAACTCAGGAACAGGTGGAGCTTTAATAGTCATAGCATCTTCAAATTCTTCTTGTCGTCGATTGAAATCTCTGTCAAATTTACTTCGTCTATCATTTTGTATTTCTTCGTATGTAATTGACTCCTTAACAGGATCTTGATATATTGTAATTTTATTTGGTTGTATATTAAAATTTTTTTTAATATAATTAAGAATAATCAAAATATATTTTTTATTGATATCGACGAGAGAATTTGTTTTCATTTTCTCATTGTCAAAAAATCCCTGAATATTATTTAAAAATAATTGATATACTTTTGCTTGAACATCTCTTGTTAAAAACTTAAAATTTTCCTCATCACTAATAACTTCCCATAACATTGCAACATTATCTTTTTGAATAAATTGACGAACAGACATTGAAATATATAATAATACAATTGTATTTTTATATGTTTTTATAACGAATCATTGAAATATATTTTTCTAAATTTTTCCATATATTCATCTTTAAGTATGTGAGTTTTAAGATAATGTTCAGTCATCTTATTTTCTAACATATGAACAATAAAATAAATGGAATATATTCCGCATTCAGTATTACCATATTGATGCTCAACTCCTTTATTACTATCAAATTTAAATCTTATTGGTCGTTTAAGGGCTAATCCTTGTTTTTGAATTCGTTTAACAAGTTCCATTACTTCTTGTGGTGCTTCATCGCCAGTGCTATCAAAGAAAAATATGGTCTTCTTTTTAATATTAATGAACATAGATATCCAGTGTTGTCCAGGTTTATTATCAGGGTCAGTATTAAAAATAATACCTATCATTGTTTTACCCTTTTTAATAAGCTTTTCTAAATCAAATTTGCAGAGTTCTTCCCAAACGCATTCACCGTATAATTTTCTAGAGTCAAAATTGATAGGAGTAGGTCCCATAAAGTCAAAATGTTTGTAAGCCTTCTCATATTGCTTCATAACTTTCATAATATCAACACTTGATAACCATTCATTGGGATTTTTCTTCCATTCAGGAGGAGATTCAGGTGCAAATGAATCAGCCAATTCGCTTTCAAGATGGCCAAAAGCTCCTTTCTGTTTAAGCCAACAAGCTTCGTTATTACATGTATCTCTAAGATACTCGCTAAGTTGTCTATGAATTTCTTTAGGAGAGTTGGATTTAATTTTAACATCAGGATGTCGTGCGTTCCAATGGTCTCTTAAATAAATTAGTGAGTCATTAGTATAACATGTAAAGTCATTTAACTCTCCTTTTGGTTTAGGACTACAATTAATTTTTTTATGAGTAGACGGTTTTCCGGAACCATATTTAACTCGATTTTTAGCTGAATGGTTTCTTCTTCTATTCTTTTTTGTTATGTTCTTGATTTTTCTATTTCGAGTTATTGTCTTCATATAAATTACTGATATTATTCTTTTTTAATCCTTTATTTTTTAATTCCGGATTCATAATATCAACTTCTCTAGATTTTGGTAAAATAATATTGTTATCTTTTTTGACAGAAGTTCGTTTAATATATTTATCTAAAGTTGGAACATCCATTTTAACAGAACGCATTAAAAGTTTATTTGCTTCATCATTGACGGCAGAATTTTCTGTCAAAATTGTGTCGGGTTCACTACATTCTTGTAGTACAAATTCGACATCTTTGTATTCCTCTTGTAACAAGTCATTATTGTCTGCAACTTTGAAATAATGTATAGATGCCTTAATAAATGTGTCGTATGCATATTTTACGTCTGGTGGCATATCTGCTGGCGGTTTATTGCTAATTATCTCTTTAAATAAATTGTAAATTCGTTTTCTATAAAAATTTAATTCTTCTTTATTTATTTGTTTTTCTCTCTGTTTCATTACATGCTTTCCCATTGTTTCCTTATTTAATAAACAATCTAATGTTATTTGATTTACTAAAGATTGCGACATATAATTAAACTATACAATTTATTTTCTATTCTTTCTCGTTTTTCTTTTTTTATATTTTCTTCTTGTTCTTCCTCCTAAATTATCAAACATATTTTCAGTTTGGGTTGGTGGTTTACTTGTCGATACATTATTAGAGACGTTTTCATTATTATGTATTTTAATATTTGGAGCTTGTACTGTTTTTTTACCTGTTAAAATAAATCCTGGGTCTGTTGCTCTTGATGGGTCATCAAATATACCTTGAGCTACTTTTCCGGATTTTTTTTGTAAATAATCTTTACCAATTGATTTACCTAAAATTACTGTTGCCTTTCCTAATGGTCTAAGCACTTGCATCATACCACCTCGTCTTTTCGTTCTACGAACCATTATATAAATTAATTATATAATAATTTAATTAGCATGTTTGATTTGTCATGTCTTTTACTTGACATCTTGTATTATTATAAAATATACCTGATCCACATAACCCTGGTGATGGATTTGGATTAAATGATTCAAATGACTCATTATGAAATAATAATTCGTGTGGGTTTGGTTGAGTTTTTGTATGAAATTTATATGCATATAAATCAGAATTTGATGAAGGTACATAAACTGATTGACTGCATTTTTGGATTGCATATATTTGGTTTCTTAATTCAGATTCTGTATTTATATTAGTAGCAAATCCTGACCAAGGTGATTGGGTATTTCCTGGATTAAACACTTCATGAACATTATAGGTTGGCATTTGTTGCAATGGAACACTAATATTTTTTCTTGGGTCTACAATTGGAAAATATGAATACTTAGTCATAACTGGTCTTACATCTATATATGGTTGCAACATTTGTGACGGAATATTTCTAGTATATATACGTTGATTCGTTTGTTTATGAATATCTGAAACACATTCACTTGATTGTCTATAGGCGTTTTCCATTTGATATATTTATATATTATTATTTTTATTAAAAATACATAAAAACAAATTACTATATTTAATAATGTGTGGTATATTTGCGCTTCTAAATAATAATAATATCAGTGACATTGAAAAAGAATTTATAAAAGGTAAAAAAAGAGGGCCCGAATTCTCTAAATTAGAAAATTATGTAAAATGCACTTTTGGATTCCATAGATTAGCAATTAATGGATTAAATGATACTTCCAATCAACCAATTATTTTTAATGATGTTATTTTAATTTGTAATGGTGAAATTTATAATTATAAACAACTTTATAAAACAATTGACGTAATTCCAATTACACAATCTGATTGTGAAATTATTATTCATCTATATATTAAATATGGTATCGAACAAACATTATTAATGCTTGATGGCGTTTTTTCTTTTATTTTACTTGATATACGTCTTGATGGTAAGCAAGATGATTATATTTTTATAGCACGAGACCCTTTAGGTATTAGACCTCTATATATGCTTGAAAATAAAAATGATGTCTATAGTTTATACAACTTATATGGATTTTCGTCAGAATTAAAATGTTTAGAGAAATTTTACAATGACAATAAATATCATTACAATATTAAACAATTTAAGCCAGGTTCTTATTCTATTTTCAAACTTGATTATAAAGTTAATAGTAATTGGCAACCATTTATTGAAAATGCGGTATATTTTTTACCATCATTTCCCTACTCTATTTTAACTAATGACTTTTCGGTTACTATATCTGAATACCAAAGTAGAATTACCGAATTTCTTTGCTCTGCTGTCATAAAAAGATGTGAAACAACAGAAAGACCTGTTGCTTGTTTATTAAGCGGAGGACTTGATAGTAGTCTA